GGCTTCTTCCACTTGTTTGATATTGGAAGGGGTTGCCATGACTTTCGGTTTTTTGAAAACTTTAAAGAGATTAAAGATATTGGCTGCTTGTAAGTTTCCTGACTCCACGGCTTGTTGAAAATAGTCTTCGTCAAAAGCAGGATCAGGTGTGAACTGTTGTTGATTAAGATTGGTTAAAGGATCACCGCCTATGGCCATACGCACAGGTCCGCCTCTTTTTAAAAATTTTAAATATCCTAATGTTCCTTCTTTTTTTGGAGTTGTTCTAAAATCTTTCGGACTAATGTTGTTTTCAACTGCATAATCAAGTGCATTAATTAATGCTTCTTTGTACTGATCAATTTTTGTATCTAAATCAATTTCTTTTGGATTTTCTACACCAAAAATTTGTGATTCATTTTTAGCCCCTTTTAATGTTGGTACAACAGCACGAAGTCCTCTTTCCTTGTATATATCATCAATTGCTTCTGCCACTTCTTTTAAAAAAACATCTTGTTTTTTACCTGTAGGATCTAAATTAAAACCTCTATCATTAATTAATTTGACGATGCCTTCAGTAACAAAATTTATTCTACTATCAGGTGTTTTTAAATTTCCCTTCTTATCTTTTACTTTTGATATCACTTTTGCATTCATATTAGACGCTTGTTTCATTAAGCCTTTTTGATTTAAGAAGTCGGCTAATTTGTTCAAGGTTGGATCTAAATCCACCATTAATCTATTATACGGTTGAAAGTGAGGATTTAAAAATTCAGGATCAGTTCCTGTATTTAAAAAACGACCTACTTTTTTTAATCTACCCTTACCTTCTTTTCTCGCTTGAAACAAAGGTACATCATGTAATTTATTTACTGTAAATAATTTTTGATCAACTTTACCTGTTTCAGGATTTATTAAATAGGGCTTATATTTAGGATTGTCTAAAAGATTATTCATAAAATTCAAACCTTCATTTTGCATATACAATCTATCTCTTTCTAACATTACATAGTCACTAAACTCACTTTTTAGGTCTTGAACATCTTGATCCGTAAATTTTAATTTTTGAAAAAAATCATCTTCTGTGACAATACCTCGTGGATTATCAGATTCTTTTATGCTTCTGTATTTATCATAAAGAAATTTTGAAAATAATTTATCAGCTGAGATTCCTTTTTCTCTTCCTGCTACCGAGGATAAACGATTAATTGAATCAAACATTTCTGGATTTATACTTTTAAAGGTTTCTTCACCTATAAGTTTTAATTTATTGTCTAAAGGAACTTTACCATAGGCTTGTTGAAACCTGTCTGTTGCATCTTGAATTTTCTCTGGTCGATCAATAATTTCATCAAACAATTCTTTAAACTCGGGATTCTCATTATATCTCTTGGTCAAAGATTTTCTGTTAACAACTTTTAATCGAGGATCTGTTTGTTTTAAATTTACTAAGTCATCAGCGATTTGAGTAAAGCTTTCGAATTTTTCTCCCGACTCTCTTTTATTCTTTAAATATTCTAAAAGCTGTTCATCACCTGCTTTTCCTTTTTGGAGTCCAATATTTTTTTGAGACTGTGTTGTCCTAGCTTGATACAACTCAGGTACTTCTTTTTTTAATATTTCATTTGATGTTTTTTTTAAGTCTTTTCTTCCTTGTAAAGTAATGCCTTGTAGATTGTATTTCTCTACCAGTTGTTGCATTGTTAAATTTTTATCTTCATCCAAATCTCTTTTTAAAATCTCTGCTAATTTTAATGTTTCTTCTTCTTGTGCTTTTAATCTTTTCTGTTGCTCCATTGAAACACCAGGTCTAGGTGTAACTCCTCCACTACCGCCTGTCTCAGGTGCTCTCATCACACCTTCGGGTACAAATCCACCACCTGTGATCGAAAGTATTTCTTGTGTTTCAGCGGGAAACTCTTTTTGTATCTCTGGGTCTTGTGCTATGGTTTTTAAATTAGTTTTTCCACCAAACTTTTTAACGCCGATTGTTGCTAATTTTTTAAACACTGCTGGAAGTAAAGCAATATCTGCTAAATCAATTAAACCCATCGCTACACCCATTCGCTCATTCTCCGGTAAGTCATAGTAATCCACACCCGAACGAATATTTTCTGATCCCTTAACTAAATCACTATAAAGAAAACCTGATATCTTTCCTAATGCTTGGCCCGTGGTCAGTGGATCATAGCCCGCAGCCTTGGCACGTTCTAATTCGTCCCTGGTCAGTTGTCTGTTGGTAATTCCTAATTGTTCTAAGATTTGTTTGTTTCTTTGTTCTTGGTCCAAGGTCTGTTGATAACCTTCAGGATCAGTGACCAAACCTGCAATCGGACCTGCTGTTCTCGCAATAATATCAGCAATCCCTCGTGTTTCTTCTTGAATCTGTTCTTTGGCTTTTTCAGGATCTGTTAAATAAGCAGGATCATCAAAAATTACTTGATCATAGGGACTGTATATGGCCATTAATAATACTCCGGTTGTGCTCCATGGTCCACAGGTTCATCATCCACGTCATCATGTAATGACACGAGATTCCCCTTACGAAACCTTAATAATGCTTGACTCATGGAGTCGACTAAATCGTCATGCTCTCCGTGAGGAAACATGGCACATTCTTCAATCATCTCTTCAGCCCAGCGTTCTTTGGGTATCCACACCGCACCACTTTCAAACAAAGGAGCGACAGCGTGAACACGACTAACCTTATCATTCCCTCTGCTAGGTGTAAAGTTGATAACAGGAATCCCTTGTTGACGTAATTCTTGAATGAGCGGAAGGCCTGAGGCTTTCGCTTCAATGATCACGGACTCCGGTTCCCAGTATTTATATTGTTCCATGGCTACTTTTTTTAGTTCAGGGAACTCAAAACGATCTTTGACAATATCCAGTAAAATTATATTGGGTGTCACTTCATCAGGATAGAACACACCCCAGGTACTAATCGCACTATAATCTCCTGTTTCTTTTTTCGTAAAGGCGGTGTCATAGCTTTGAATCACATGACGCAACATGGGCATATCTTTTTTCTCCCACACTTGCCACCACTCTCGTTTGATAATCGCTCCTTCTTCTCCTGTCGGATTCTGTTGCCATTGAGCTTGCCACTTTTGTTCACTGAGTGATGCTTTGACTGCTTCTAATTCTTCTAACTTCCAGTAGTTAGGCCAGACAGGTTTATTACTAGGAAGGATCGCAGGGAACTCAATCACATCCCATTGATCGGCTTTCACTTCCCCCATAGCACGTATGAGGTTGCCTGTTAAATCTTTTTCACTCCATCTCGTCATCACGCAAACAATACTTCCGCCTGGTTGTAAACGCTGACGAGGTCCTGAGGTATACCATTCCCATGCGTTGTCCATGGCCGTTTGACTGAGAGCATCTTGCTCCGAATGAGGATCGTCAATAATTAATAAATCCGCACCACGACCAGTAATGGCACCTCCTACACCAGCACCAAAATACTCTCCCCCGTAATTGGTTTCCCATCTTCCCGCCGCTTTGGAATCCTGTGATAAACGCACATCGGTAAAGACACTTCGATATTCTTCACTATCCATTAAGTTTCTCACCTTACGACCAAAGCGATAAGACAATTCAGCGGTGTGGGTGGTTTGAATAATTTTTGTTTGAGGTTTATGGCCCATGAGCCAAGCAGGAAAGAGATAGGACGCAAATTCTGATTTTGTATGTCGGGGTGGCATATTAACAATTAATCTTTTAATTTCACCCCGTAGCACTTTTTCGAACTTCTCTCCGATACGGATATGATGTTCACCTTCCACGAACCCTGGCCACACAGTTTTAACGAACGTTATAAAGGAGTCTCTTGCCTTACTTGCAAGTTCAAGTTGGGTCTTTCGTAATTCTAGTTTTAGGAGTGCTTCACGAGCTTCGTTAGCATCCATAGAGTTAACGTCAAATTCTATTTTTCTCATTTCAGAATTATTATCATAGTAATTATTTGTGTAAAACACAACCGAAGCCCTGTCGGTGTAGTTACATCTGGGGGCATTTAACCCCCGCCCCCTCGCCTCAGGCACTACATCTCGTGCTTCGGGCTTTAAGGGACTCCTATATCTAGTATCTTTAGAGGTTTGATGGTCTATGGATCGGGGGAGATGGACAGGGCTGGAGGTTATCCAGCCCTGCTTGATTTAGAATATGTCGCTGTGCTTTTCAGCTAGTTTAGACAATAATTGTCTGCCCCACTGTTTCACTTCAGCATCAGAAGTAGTAGTAATAAGATGATAAATTTCACTACTAAGAAAATTAGCGATACCACGATAATCTACTTCTTTCTTTGTTTGGATAGTATTATCTCTATCAAGTGTTTCCACTTCAGCCAAACGCTCTTGCAAATCTGCAAAAGGTCTATTGATAATACCATTGTTATTATTAGGCATGAGTTATAATCTCATATATCCTAACTTATTGCAACTAAATAAGATAATATCTGTGGATAACTTTTGTACCATTTGGTCGCACCCTAAAACCTTCACACAGGACTTCATCAGCTTTGACCAACAACAAACCAACTCACGCCGTGGCCACCGGTAAACTATTCATATCCTATACCCATGCCACAGGGGAAAGGGGCGAATGGAGAATGGAGCGACTTGCTTGGCACTTGGTTCATGGACAACTGACCCCAACAAACCAACTCACGCCGTAGCTCCTGAACGGGAATACTCTACTGTACTAACCTACTATAAATGTAAAGGCGAAATGGAGAATGGAGAATGGCACGAGGGCAAACACCCTCGCACCTAAATGAATTTATTCCTTGCTTATTGAGTTTGCATTTGAACAAGAGGGAAATTTGCTGTGAGTAATTCACTCTCTTGATCTTGATCAACAATCGGCTTCAACTCGACACTTTCTACAAGCTGAGTTTTATATTGAGAATATCTCAAAGGCTCATTGAGTTTGAACTCTGCACTGTTGAACTTGTAATATGATCGTCTGATGACGTTCATCTTATGTTCAAGACCTTTGAGGACTTTATCCTCCTCGCCTACGAAAGACTTAACCAAATCTTTCTGTTCTTTCAACTTCGAACTGATGAAGTTATTTAGAATAGTTAGTCTGACTAACTTGTCTATTTCTTTCTTTTTGTTCATGTTGCCTCCTTTGGCTTATTATTAATATAAGCATATCCTAATTAATTACAAGTAGTTATTAAAATAAAACTGTGGATAACTTTTTTACCCAATCCTTGCATCAGCAACTGCTGTCAGAAACCCCAGCACCTGCCGGTAGCTCCTGAACTACCTACACCTTACCTTATAAGCTAAAAGTGTAATGGAGAATGGAGAATGGAGATTGCTTGGGTAGATTTGGGAAAATCCCCTTGGCTCTACCCGAGCCGTGTCGTGATCGAACACAAGGCTTTGTTTATACTGTACGAGGTAGCGAACCTTACAGAGTGGGAATAATTTAACATGTTTTCCCCTTTTATAGATGACCTTGTATTCATATATTATATATAGTGCTGTCCTAACTAATTGCAACTATTTATTTAATTTATCTGTGGATAACTTTTTCCGACCGAATCATCTTCTTCCACCAACTCCTGCCGGCGTCCCAGCTCAGGATCTTCCATATACACCCTATTAGAATCGAAAGGGGAAATGGAGAATGGAGACCACGAACCAGAACAGCAGGAGCAGCGTCCAGCTCCCCAACATCTCACGGAACACTGCCCCGATACCAAAAGGTATTTTGGCGATGGACAACGATACCAAAACCCCGACCAGGACAGTGACCGCAAAAAGTATGAGAACGCTTGGCACTTAATGGTTGTCAGCAAATGGAGTTTCCGCATCAGCCCATCCTGACCTTATCTCATCATCCAACTCCTGTTGTCTCTCGTCATCTTCCTTGTCTGCGATGATCTCACGACAAACATCTTCGCACGCCCACCAGGCCAGCAGGTTGTGGAGCTGCGTCTCTGATCCGACTTCTTTAGATCCGTTAAACGTCACGATCAAATGGAGAATGGATGGTTCTCCCATGTCATCCGCCATGTCACTGAGTCTGTCCCAAATTTCCTCCTTATATTTCTCGTAGAACGCACAGCTGTCAGAATAGTAAATCAACTCTGACACAATACCCGACTGGCACCCTTCCAGGATGACGTCAGCGATCTGTCCTTCTTCTAGATTGTTAAGGATCCACTCTTTGATGGAGTCTTCTTTAAATTCAACGGACATTGTAAAACCTTTCTTGAACTTCTCTAAGACTCACGAACCAGGGAACACGCACCCAGCCGTGCTTCTGTAAGAGTATGTGAATGATGTGATCGTATTTATAATTATTCATCTTTGGTCTCCTCTGCTTCAGCAGTAAAATAGTCAGATAAATTTTGACTGACTTCCATCAGTGCCAGGCTTTCGGCTTCGCTTTCGTTCTCTGCTTCATAAACCAGGTTGAATTGATTCACCCAATCTTGATCGACAGACAACGACACTTTAAATTTTTTCATTCTTTAGCCTCCTCAACTATATCTTCGTCAAAATCTTCCATTAAATACTCTAGAGCCTTGATCCGATACCCTGGCTTTATTCTAAATACTTTTACTTCACCAGTAATATCATCAAGTAATGGATTGCCCTCCTCGTCACTTTTATAAAAAGTTATATCGTTAATTAATACTGTATAACTCATCTTCGTTCTCCTTTGTTTATAATATATATAGTCCTAATTAGTTAGGATGTCAAGAGCAAACCGAAACTTTTTTTGGAAATCCTGCTGTACTAGAAATTACCATCCTGGATCGCCGGGCTGCAGGCATACCCTTAATACAAGAACCTAATGTCATGGTCGCAATGGGCAATGGGCAATGGAGAGTGGGTGGCGACCCGAGGACTTCGAGTCGCCGATTGTTAGTTTGGCTAACTAAACAAAGAAGGAAGAACTAAGCAGTAGCAGAATCAGAGTTCGCTGTCAACTGTCAGGAAACCAGCTCCCGGGAAGACACAACCATCTGCCTGGGACGCCGGGATGGAAATCTTCTTTAATGGGCAATGGACGGTGATTCGTGGGAATGGACGCTAATGGAGCTTGTGACTTTGTACGCCATCAGGAGTCCAGCACCCGAGTATCATCAGCACCTGCGCCCAGTCAGGAGCCCGGGATCCCGGGCCAATGGAACAAAGACAGGGCTTTTCGTCAATGGACGAGGGATCACGGACAATGGAACCTGAGAATAATTTAACGGTCTTCGGAAGAGGGTCTCTGGCAAGTACGAACACAGGACAGCCAGCAGAATAATGTCTGTTAATCCACGCAATTTGATGTGCTGAGAAGTTAATTTTATTATTGACTATTACTTTCAACTCGACCCAAAAGCCTCGTTTATAATAACCAAACAAATCAGGAATGCCTAATCCTGTTGAGCTTTCAATTCTTGTCCAAATTATTGATTTTGTGTTATTTTTTAACTGTTTCCAGAGATTCTTCTCTTCCGCCATGCTTAATTACCCAGCACCTTTCTTCTTCTAAATCAACCATTAATAACTCCACGTTTAATTTCTTCTGTAATGGGGTCAATGTTCTGTTAATTAATTTTCCTTTTTTCTTCCCTTTTGCATACTTCAATGATGTTTTCACATCGTACAAATGGACTTTTCCCTTCTTGTCAATAGCCACAATATCAACACAACCTGTATCATGAATCGTCTTGAAGACTAGATTCCCCTTCTTCAATAAGTAGGTCATCGCCAGGCTCTCCGACAATTGTCCCTTCAGATGTGTCTTGGTCAATAACTTCATATTCCCCTGGAATGGATAGTTTTTTTCTAAGTTCACTTAATTTCTCCTCAACCTCTCCAACTGACATAGAATCAATCGTGCCATGCATGACTTCTTTCCTATCAACATAGAGTCCAGCCGCCATACCTCGATACTTTTCAGCAGCAATTGCACCAGTAAAATTACCAGCTTTCTCGGCAGCATCTCTCAACTCTGCCAGCTTTCTAATGTGAGATTTGTAGGAAATGGAGTATCTCCTAGCTAACTCAGCTCTCCTGCTTTCTATTTCCTCGACCACATGAGGATAATATTTGGGGTTCTGCAATGCGCTTGCAGTCACTGTTGCTGTCGATTCAGCGTATCCAGCATCCAAAGCACACTGTTTTGCTGTCTGCAAATGCCCTTTTTCGATGAAAATATCGACAAATTTCATCTGTTTTGGGGTTAATTCGAGCATTTTTTCGCTTTTTTTAGACATATTTTTTCTCTAATCTTACCATCTGACCTTCAAAAAACCCTTATTTTTCAACAAACAGTGTAAATGATAGGCAACATATTTACAACCGTATGACAACTTATTTACAGCGCAAAGCATTGATATACATATATTTTTACAATATTGTAAATATGTAAACCGATTTCGCTGATTTTTTACAAGTTTAGATTTAATTTCTGTAGAATAATATATATAGTTTGACGTATGAGATTGGTCCGTGTTTCGTGGCTCGACACTGTTGAGCATCCGTCTGGTTGGTATGACCCCGAGGATATTGATAAAATTGAAGATTGTGCCCTTGTCCATAGTTATGGGTTAGTCCTTAAAGAAACAGAAAAATCCATTACCATTGTGGCTGACTTTATTCCCGGCACCAAAGAGTTTGGTCGGTCGACCGTGATTCCTAAGGGAATGATAGAAGAAATAGTGGACATTTTCGATCCTACTAATTAAGCGTAGCAATTCCTCCACGTGCCATAGGGGTGCCATATTTACTAAGTAAATCACTATAAGGAT